ACCGCAAAGGTGTTCGTAATGGTGGCACCAAGATCTTAAATGTACTGCAAGGCGACAATCATGGCAGCGCAGACCAGTGGTATGACACCATGAAGGAATACTGTGATCCTGTAAAGTATCCGGACACACACTTTGATGGTTGGTCAATGGGCGGTCAGAACATGTGTGACGTTCATTTGGTGTTAAGACGACTGGTGGCCTTGCGCTATGACAATTTGTTGCAAGAAGGTGTGCATGATTGGATGCACTTCTTGGGCACATCAAAGTTGGAATGGGCTGTGCTACTGACTGTGATTCAGCGAGCAGTTAGAAAATACGTTAATCCGGCTTTTACTATTAGTTTTGACTGTGCCAGCCCATTCCTTGCCACAGCCAATGGACAAGTGTATTTCGAAAATGTGTTTGAACATGATTCAAAATGGTCATATCGTATGGCTCCGTCAGCTGATGATAAAAAGTATAGTACAGACACACGCAAGTGGTCAACTGGTGTGGTGGCAGATGGAATCTATCCACGCTGGGAAGACAGTCCATTGAGCGACTTGTTCAAGATGAAAGATATTTGCATTTACAAGCCCGGCGACCTAAATAAGATTGGCAAAGAAGGCAAGACATCATGGGATTCATTCTCATATGCACTGCTTATGGGACACAATGTTTGGATGCACTTGACTGCTGTACAAGAAGCCAATAGACGATTTGATGCCGGAGAACATCCTGCAATGATGCGTCGAAGCACAGGTGATTATGCTCGATTTGAAGACATTATAGAAGCAATCTTTGCCGCACCAGATAGACAAACTGCCGAAGACATTATCGAAACGTATGATAGCTACTGGATGGAGATTGTGGGCACCCGAGGATTCAAAGGAAAGAAAACTAAAAATGCTCGCACACAATTCAATGCACTGTTCTCTTTTGAACAACCAGAAGTTGACAACGACCCTGAAGATCAGTTACAATTAGAAGCATTACAACTGCTTGAAAGCGAGCAAATCAAATGAATCGTCAAGGACACGCAGATACCAACTTCTTTGTAGGCACAGAAGTTGAGGCCAGCCCTGTTGCAGGACACCGTACATTGTTTGTGGTGGGCTTGCAAACTGCATCAGATATTGATTGGAAACGTGGTGAGATTGACGCACGTTCAAAACTGCCAATCACACACATTTACTTTGGCGCCAATCAAAGTTTTCCAAATCCCACTATCAATGATGCCGAAACTTGGACTGCCTGGGAACACATGATCCAGCCGTGGTTGGATCGAGGATACTGGTGTACATTAGATCTTGATGTTGGTGCGGTAGAAGGCCTAGCCGAAGGCAGCCTGTGTGAACAGTCGCAATTCATTCCCATGCTATCAGTAAAACTACCATACATCAAACTGCTAGGCTACAATACCACAATCAAGCTGGACGACAAAGATTTTCAAGCAACCAATCCCGGAGTATGGTGTCATAGCCTGCATAACTTGCTAGACAGAAAAACATTTACCTCATGGGATCAATACACAAAGGACGAAGTAATTAAATGATACAAGCTGACCGCGAAACCATAGAAAGAATCAAACATCATGCCCAAAGAAGAATCTGGGTCACCTTCCAAAAAGAAGGAATCCACTGCTACCCCGCAGCCGCAACAGATCCAGCCCTTAAGACGGACGATGAGTATGATGTTAGTTTCCTTTGCGCTCCTCACCGTCATATCTTCCACTTCCGGGTGTGGATTGATGTGTTCCACGATGACAGGGACATCGAGTTCATCCAGTTCAAGCGATGGCTCGAAAATCTCTACCGACAAGGAACCGTCCAACTCGACTACAAGTCATGTGAAATGATGGCAGACGATTTGTATTTGCAAATTGCTGGCAGGTATCCCGGACGTGCAGTCTGGATTGAGGTCTCCGAAGATGGTGAAAACGGAGCCCTTATTAAATATGAAACTCACCGCCCCAATATCAACATTGCTATCTAATAGGAAACAAAATGGCAAAAATTACTTACAAATCTAACCCCCGCGTGATTGAGATCCAAGACGACTTGGAAAAGCTCTTGGAGTTCTGCCAAGACTACGGTTATCGTTACAACGAAGCCGATTTGTATAACTTCAAGAGTTATGCCTGGCAACAGTTTAACAAATACTCACAAGGCAAGAATGCCAAGAACATGTGGGACGAAGACACTCGTCGCTTTGCCGGAAGATTCTGATGAGAAAACTATTCTACATGGGCTTGGAAAGTTATGAAGCCCGTTACACACTACAACTCACAGAGTGGAACCGTAGAGTGTTTGAACGCCGTGGCCTAGATGTTGTGTATGTGCCCGGAACTACTATTGACAACACACAAGCTATCTCAGTAGGCCAGGTGCTAGACGCACACGGCCGCAGTTACTTTGCCATGAGCCAGATGATGAACTTGGTTCAGCTGATGAAGAACGGTGATGTTGGTGGTGACGATGTGATCTACTTTGAAGACATGTTCCAACCGGGCTTTGAAAGTCTTGGTTATATCATGAACCAGATTCCCAAGGAACAATGTCCAAAGATCTATGTTCGTTGTTTGGCACAGGCCATCGATCCCGATGACTTTGTGCATGTTTGGGGTATGGCTAAATGGATGAACTTGTATGAACAAATGGTTAACGAGATGGTTGCCTTCTCCGGTGGGGCGGTACTCGCCACTAATGAAGAAATGGTCGCTCATATGCGGATCGCTGGATGGACTGCTCCGATCTACAACATTTCCGGTCTGGCATTTGGCAAATCAGAAGTTCTGGAGCGAATTGGCGGAACGGGGAATATCACGCCGTTTGCTGAAAGACCGAGACGAGTGGGCTTCGCAGCTCGTTTTGATCAGGAAAAACAACCTGGCTTCTTCATGGATCTTATTGAAATGTATAGCGAACTCACCAGCGAGCCGTGTGAGTTTGCCATATACTCAGGTGGACCTTTACGATCCAATAACCCTGAATACGTTGAACGTGCCCGCCGTATGGAGGCGGAAGGCAAACTTCGGATCTATGACAACATAAGCAAAAATGAATACTATAGTCATCTTAACAATACTCGTGTGTTGTTTAATTGTGCTTTACAAGATTGGGTTTCAAACACCGTATCGGAGGCCGATACTGTTGGATGCAATGTGCTATATCCAGCGTATCGCAGTTTTCCTGAAACCTTCGCGAACGATCCTAATAGACTGTATATTCCCTGGTCAATAGATGATGCCTACCACAAAATGCAACTGCTCCTGCGAGAGCCGCATCACAACATGGGACTCATTAGTAATTGGAACAATGCTACTGTGGATCGCGTTGTTGATATTCTTGAAGGTAAGGGTGAGCAATGGAACCGAGCGGGCAATCGCTATCGTGACCACGCTGCTCACGAAAAATATCAAGTTGTAAAGATTGAAGAATGATTAGCGAACATTTTAAAAATCAAATAGAGCAAGGTGCTACAGAAACGTTTTGGTATGGCCTAGAAGCAGGATCGTACCTGGTAGGGGAAATTAAAATTAATATCACAACCCACAAAGGCGCACTAGACACATTCCCAACTAACTTAGAGTTTATTAGGATGCTGAGTGAAAATGTGCCATTGTTCAAGGAAGTTGAATGAGTGTTGTAATTGTGACCGGCTCGGCCGGATATATTGGTGGACAAACCATGCTCACATTGAAAGATGCCGGGCATGAAGTGTATGGTATTGACCGTAGAGAGCCTCCTGCACATCTGCGTGGTGTGCCCAATGGATTCTTGTATCAGGACTTTGCAAGTGATGTGGCACTAAGTTGGATCATTTCCAAACAGCCCAATGCTATCATTCATTGTGCTGGCACCAGTCTTGTGGGTCCTAGTGTGAAAAACCCTAGCGAATACTACAACAACAACGTGGCCAAGACATTAAAGTTGTTAGACATTGTCAAGAACAGCATGCCTCGTTGCAGATTTATTTTTAGCTCTAGTGCTGCCACATATGGTGAGCCTATTATGAATCCCATACACGAAGTGGATCCCAAAGAACCTGTCAGTCCATATGGCGAATCTAAACTGATGATTGATATGATGCTGGAAAGTTATCATCGGGCATACGGCCTTGACTTTGTGAGTTTTCGCTACTTCAATGCGTGTGGTGCTGACCCCCAAGGCAGGCACGGACAAGAGCCCGGTGCCACACACTTGATTGCTAGATTTTTAGAGGCCACAAGAGATGACGAGCAGTTTAGAGTATACGGTGACGATTACCCCACAACCGACGGAACTTGTGTGCGTGATTATGTGCATGTGGCTGATATTGCTCAAGCACACGTTTTGGCATTGTCTCCAACTGTTCCTGCTGGCATTTATAACCTTGGATCAAATCAAGGCACCAGTGTTAAACAAGTAATAGATAAGGCAAAAACTATTGTTGGTGAAATGCCTCACATTAGCACAGAGGCTCGCCGAGCAGGTGATCCGCCTGAGCTGACTGCAAGCTCTGCCAAGTTTGACTTGGTTGCAGGAGCCTGGCGGCATCATGATCTAACTGCAATGATACAACACGCATGGAACTGGTATGTTCGACAAGATAAAAAAGTTTGAAGAAGAACTAGCAGAGTTCACAGGAGCACCGTATGCCGTCATGACTGATTGCTGTACACATGCTATTGAGCTTTGCTTGCGATATGATCGAGTGCGAGCCTGTAAGTTCACACCTTACACTTATTTGAGTATTCCTATGACCATGCACAAGTTGGGTATTCACTATGTGTACCATGACACTGAATGGCAACATTGGGAAGGCGAGTATGAATTCACTTACACTCGTATCTGGGATTCAGCACGTAGACTGGAAAAAGACATGTATTGTTCAGGAACCATGCAGTGTTTGAGCTTTGGACATACCAAGCCATTGGCAATCGGTCATGGTGGTGCTATTTTGTTGGATGATAAAAAAGCATATGAAACCATATTGCGCCAACGCTATGATGGCAGAGACTTGACTGTGGCACCTTGGCAGGACCAAAAGACATTTTATGTGGGCTATCATTACAAGCCCAGCATTGAAGATGCCATTCAAGGTGTAGCATTACTACAAGGTGTTAAGGAACACAATCCCAAACCCGTATATGTGCCATATCCTGATCTAAGAAATATCAAAATCGTTGACGATTCTGTCTAAATACTTTACAATTAACACATAGACATCCACGTCTTGAACTCGGAGAATAACAATTGGAAAAACACTTATCACAAGTCCTTCGCGAACAGATGAAGGCAGAAGGCAAAAGATACTGGGCCGGCGACAACATCAGTGAGTATGTTGACGAAGTTACCAAACTTGGGTTAATCACAGAAGCTACTCAAGCATTTGAACAAGTGCTTGATACACTACTAATTGACAGAGAAAATGATCCAAACTCAAAAGGTACCGCAAGACGTCTTGCAAAAATGTACTTCAATGAAATTATGGCTGGTCGCTATGAGACGAGCCCTAATGCTACGGCTTTCCCAAACGATACGGACGGAAAATACGAAGGTATGCTTGTGGTGCGTTCGGAGCTTAAGAGCATGTGTTCACATCATCACCAGCCTGTTACGGGTGTGGCTTATATTGGAATTATTGCTGGCCCCAAACTCATTGGTCTATCGAAGTACACCCGTATCGCGCAGTGGTGCGCCCGACGTGGGACTCTCCAAGAAGAACTATGTATGGATATTGCTAGGGAGATTGAGTTTGCAACTGGATCAAAAGATGTCGCGGTTTATATCCAGGCGGTACATGGATGCTGTGAGAATCGTGGTATTATGGCACACTCTAGTCTTACGCAAACCACAGTTTTACACGGAGCATTTAAGTTAGACCAAAGTGTGAAAAAAGAATTCTTTGACAACATCAAACTACAACAGGACTTTGCACCACGATGATGATAATTATTACCAATCAATCAGGCGACATTCAGTTGCCAGTTGAAGAAGGATTGTTGGAATGGTTGCAAGAGAACTATCCCTACTCTCAATACCATTTGGAGGAGATTTAAATGGCTCGACAAAAACCAAAGGTATCTGAAGCAGAACTGGCAGCAGCTCTTGAAGAGTTGAAACAGGAATTTGAAACATTAACTACAGAGGAAAATCAAATGGCAAAAGCAAAAGCAAAGACCCAAGGGTCAGTTAACAAACTCGGAGACAAGTTGACCAAGGTCAATGAAAACTTCACCATCAACATGTACGACAATGGCTACATGATTGAAGTAGGCGGCAGAGACGACGAAGACAACTGGAAGACAGCCAAGATCTTGGTCAGTACCGTAGAAGAACTGTTGGAATTGGTTCGCGAAGCAACTGAAATTGAAAGGGCCGAATAATGTCTAAGATTGTACCTTACGCCCAAGCGCCTTATCAGCAAGGCTACGATCAGGCCAAGGCCGGAGAAAAATGTGCCAATCCGTATTTGAAATTGGAAGATGCCGAAGCAGATGCTGACGACTTCCAACGTGGATACGACAATGCCATTGAGGCACTGGAACAAGAATGACCTTGCCATTACAGCCTGAGTTGATTGGTCGGCCTTATGCGCCAGCTGAATGTGTTGTGGAACAACAGCAACTTGATCTAACCCATCAAGCATTGCAATCTACTGCACTCGGTGACTTGGGCGATTCGGTGGTGCCCGACTACTGTGCTCGATATCAAGATTGGATTTTGAGTAGCCAACTAAACACTGTGGCCGGCTTGGACACCCTACCAGTTGTGGCGTTTAGTCAAGGTACCACTGAAGCCTTTGATAATTTTTACATCCGTCATCACAAGCGGCGTTTTAGAGTGTTCCGCGGAGAATACATCTACCACAAACGTATCTGGCAACGACACTATGTGGATCAATGGGCATTTATAGAGACTGATGATATCAAAACAAATGATGCAGTAATTGTGAGTTGGCCGTTTGCTGATACTGGTAATACACACGAACATTTTAATCAGGAGTTTTTAGACAAATGCCATCACTTGGGCGTGCCTGTGTTGATTGACGCTGCCTTCTTTGGTGTGTGCGCAAATCAACATTATGATTTTTCACATCCTGCTATTGAAGAAGTGGTGTTTAGTCTTAGCAAAAGTTTTCCTGTAAATGCCTTGCGCATTGGTATTAGATTTGCTAGGGAAGATTTTGAAGACGGCATGCAAATCTATCACAGCACTCAGTATGTAAACAAGCTATCAGCTGCTGTTGGACTCAAGCTAATGGCTGACCGAAGCCCGGACACTAGCTTTACCAAATGGCGCGACGAGCAATTGCAATTCTGCAATCAATTGTCTCTTGTGCCCAGCGACACAGTGTTGTTTGGCATAGACACTGAGCACAAATATGATCACTACAATCGTGGCAGTGTGCAAACCAATAGACTGTGTTTTAGTCGCTACTATGAGTCTGGAAAGTTAGTAGTAGATGAGCGTTGATACATGGTATCCAGTTGGTCATAATGACTGGTGCAGTGTGAATCTTACGCCGGAACGTTTTGCATTTCAAGTTAACAATCCTGCTACCAAAGAATTGGATTTTCAATCAGCGTGTGATTTTACTGCACAAACATTATATCAAGACTGGAGTGGTCGACCGCTATATCTCAGCCTCAGTGGGGGACTTGATAGTGAAGTGATTGCAAATACTTTTGTTAGAAATCAAATTTCATTTATACCTGTGATACTTCAAGTTAGCAATCTTAATGCCGCAGAGTCTTGGTACGCTGAATATTGGTGCCAACAACACAATATGACTCCGTTAATCAAAACAGTGACTATTGCCGAGTATGAAGATATTGTTAAAAAATATTTGTTGGTTATAAAAAACACTCATCAAACTGGTATTGTAGCAAATTTATATCTAGCCGACGAAATTCAAGTTCTCGGCGGATACTATGTAAATGGTGTGGGTGATATCAATCAAGATCGAGATCAGTTTTATTGTAACATTGTGGACTTTGCGTTAGATGTGTTTAGATCCGGTCAACACCCTACAGGATTTTTTATGTATACCGCCGAAATAGCATTGGCATATATCAAAATGTTTGACTCAGCAATAAATGAGCAGTATAATAAACTAAGATTTTATAATGTGTCGCCAAGGCCTAAGATTGCCTGGGTAGAACAAGTAATTTCTAGTAGCACACGGCTGTTTCAGATATTAGACTTTTGGCGCACACATGCCCCAAATTCTCAACCACACCAGTTTGGTAACAAACAAGATGTAATCAACGTATTAAAAGGAATCAAATGACTGATTTAGAAATTGCACATCAACAAGACATTGCACCTTGGGATTTAAAAGTAGATGAGCTTAGTGACTTTCACGTTGCTGTGTTTCAAGACCGCTTCCCAGTCACCCCTGGCCATTTGTTGTTTGTGCCACATTACAATACCGATGATGTAATCATGGACTGTTTTGAATCAGCCATGTTGCATGGTCGGCGCATGGTAGCTGATGGCAAGTGTGATGCTTTTAACATCGGCATCAACATGGGTCGAGAAGCAGGACAAACTGTAATGTATCCGCATGTGCATTTGATTCCACGGCGTGCGGGCGATTGTGCTGATCCAATTGGCGGCGTGCGCGGTGTGATAGCCGGTCAGGCCAACTACAAAACAGCAGGCTATCAGAAACCTGCATAAGTATTCTTTTTAGCGGTCTTGGCATCATTTCCCGCTTTACAAACTCTGCTGCCTATGCTATAATCTAACATAGGAGAATAAAATGGCACTACATCAACCTGTACAATACATGTACACTAGCACCAAAGAATATCATGATGCTTTTCCCTGCGCATACCGTCAATGGCGGGCTGACAGTCACTGCAATCTAATTCACGGTTACTCATTCTCAATGAAGTTCTATTTTGGCACAGACAATCTGGATGTGCGCAACTGGGCCGCTGACTACGGCGGACTTAAAGAACTTAAACAAGTTTTAGAAAGTCAATTTGATCACACCTTGCTTGTGGCTGAAGATGACCCCGAACTTGAGATGTATCTGGAATTGCAAAAACGCAATTTGGCCAAACTAACTATTTTACCACGACTTGGATGCGAAGGTCTTGCAGACCAGCTGTACAAGTATGTGAACGGTGTTTACATTCCAGATCATTGGGGTCCGGGTGAAGCAGAGCGTCTCTGGTGCTATCGCGTGGAAGTGCGCGAAACACAGAGCAATATGGCCTGTAGAGAAGGCCATCGCGAGTGGATGGAAGATCTATTCGTTTAATATAAAAAAGGAAAATCATGTTAGATCGAATCTTAAACGGCGTTGACCGTGCATTGGCCTACAAGCTCATGCTGGCACATATCATTATCATTGCTATCAGCAACTACATCGTGCAGTTCAAATTTTCAGTGTTTGGTGCACCATTGGCAGCGGCGGCGTTTACATTCCCATTGGTGGTTGTGTTGACCGACTTGACTGTGCGACTGTTGGGCAAACAAACTGGCCGTGCTGTGATTGCCATGGCATTCATTCCTGCTATCATTGTGTCAATGGCAGTGGTCAAGCTAGGCGGCGCTCCTGATTCGGTTGCGTTCCGCATTGGACTTGGTAGTGGATGTGCATACTTTATCAGCAACTTGCTGGATGTGTATGTGTTTCAATACATTCGTGAGAAGTATGCTACTTGGTGGATTGCTCCTGCATTGAGTTCAGTTGTTAGCACATTCTTTGATACTTACGTGTTCTTCTTTACTGCATTTGCTGGCGGCGCCAATGAGTTTATGGCTGCTAACTGGCACATTGTTGCAACCAACAATTCAATCAGCAAAGTCATTGTGAGCCTATTGGTTATCCTACCTGCTTATGGATTGTTGTTGAGTCACTTGCAGAAGAAAATAGCAGAAGACGTTAAACAGTCTGTCTAATGGATATATCCATATTATTACCAACCCGGGGTCGTGCTGATCAGATGGAGCGCAGTTTGCGCAGTCTGTTGGACAAGGCCTCGGGCCTACACAAAATTGACATTGTGTTTGGAGTGGATCGAGATGATCAAGAAAACACTGAACTCTGGAAACAAACTGTTAGACCTTATCTAGCAGGACAAAATATATCAGACAGTATTCTAGTATTTAATCCCATGGGATATGAAAATTTACACCACTATGTAAATGCTCTGGCTGGATACAGCACAGGTTCCTGGATGTTTTTCTGGAATGATGATGCATTCATGCAAACCCAAGACTGGGACAAAATAATCTGTAGTTACACAGGCCAGTTCAAGTTGCTGAGTGTGCATACACACAACGAACACCCATACAGCATCTTTCCCATAGTACCTCGCAAATGGCATGACCTAGTGGGTCATCTCAGCCAACACAGTTTGAATGACGCTTGGTTGAGTCAGATCGCTTATATGCTGGATATTTTTGAACGCATACCAGTTTGGTGTGATCATGATCGTAGCGATCTTACTGGCAATAACAATGATGCCACCTTTAAGAATAGGAAAGTGTTGGAGACCGATCCTACCAATCCTAATGATTTCAACTATATCGATCGTCTACAACAGCGACTAAATGATTGTGCTATTTTGGCCACATGGATGAAGGACAACAATATAGACACCAGTTTTTTTGAAGAAAGCTGCCAAGGAAAAAGAGATCCCTGGGAAAAAATGTTTGCCAATGATGTTAATCGGCAACTAACTGATTTACAGCGTTCCTATACCTAAGTTAAATACAATATGATCAAAAAAACAATAAGTTTTGTACAGCCTAACTTTCAACAAGGCCCTGAAGAATTTAATGCATACTATTTGCCATACTCTGCAGGTGTAATCTTGAGTTATGCATTCGGGTTTGAGCACATTAAAAACACCTGGGAAATTGACGAGTTAATTTGGCGTAGAGAGCCAATCGAAGAAGCGGCTGCGAGATTACAACACAATGACATTGTGGCATTTAGTACATATGTTTGGAATCATAGATATAATTATAAACTTGCACAACGAGTCAAAGAACTCAACCCTCAAGTGAAAATTTTGTTCGGCGGCCCAGAGATAGCCAACACTGATCCCAAACTGTTCGAAAAAGAACCTTTTATGGATCTTGTGAGCAAGATGGAAGGTGAAATTACATTCAAACGCATACTAGAAGATTTTGATACTGACTTCTCTCATATTCCTGGCCTGTTGATCAACACTCCAACAGGTCTAATAGATACTGGTGACTGTGCCAGGATTGACAATCTTGATCAGATTCCCAGCCCATATCTTACCGGCATCTTTGATCGCATCATGGCAGAAAACCCTGATGTAATTTGGAACGCTACATTAGAAACCAATCGTGGATGTCCTTACCAGTGTACTTTTTGCGACTGGGGCAGTCTCACTTACAACAAAGTTAAAAAGTTTGAACTTACCAGAGTGTTTCATGAACTAGATTGGATTGGTCGTCATTGTGGATTTGTCACAATCACAGATGCTAACTTTGGCATGTTCATCGAACGTGACAACATGATTGTGGACAAGTTGATCGAAGTACAGAAACGTTGGGCCAAGCTGGCGTCATTCTCCATGACCTGGGCCAAGAATCAAAAGAACGAAGTGGTTGGCATTGTAAAGAAACTGATTGATGAAAGTCCCAACTTTGGATCTGGTCTCACAGTAAGCGTACAAAGCATGGATCATGACGTATTAGAAAACATCGAGCGTAGAAATTTAGATCAACACAAAATTGATGAAATATTTGCCTTGTGTGATCGCAATAACATTCCTGTATACACAGAAGTAATTCTTGGATTGCCAGGCGAAACTGTAGAAACATGGAAAGAAGCTTTTTGGAAAATCTTCCGGGCAGGCAATCACACTGGAATTAACATTTTGCAAGCTCAGTTGTTGGAAAATGCTGAGATGAATCTTTTGCAGAAGAGAATGTGGAAGATTGAATCCATTCCGGTATATGACTATATTAGTGGCAGCTACGGCGATGTTGATTTGATTGAATGTATTGATGTTGTGATCAGCACAAAAGATATCCCCAAAGAACAGATGTTGACCACCTTGGTGTGGAATAGTTTTATACAAACTTTTCATATTAACGGATTGACCACTTATCTTGCAAGATACTTGGCAAAGGCTCATGACATTGATTATAGTGAATTTTATGATGCATTCTATCAGCATATCCAGAATGACTCTTGGATGCAACAGCAATTTGTCGACACACACAAATACTATGAGTTATGGACTACTACCGGGCTTGCCAATCATCCACGCATCGGCAATGTAGAAGTCACTGGGCAAAACCTCATGCATAGAATAACGTTGAACATGCAACTGGAAAACAAGATTGACCATGTGTTCGATATCATTGACAATTTTGTAAGAACCACATATACTATTGACAGCAACATACTAGAACAGTTGTTGCAATTTCAAAGAAACTACGTGATCGATTACAAAGATTTGCCAGCACTGCCAATTCAACAAAAGTTTGATTACGACTTTCTTGGATATTTGCTAGACAATTCTGATATAACCACAACATGCATGTATCAATTTGATACCAACGAAGACAAGACCATGAGCATAGAAAGATTTTTAGAAAATATGTATTTTGGTCGCAAAAGAAATTTTGGAAAAACAACAATAACAAAAACTAATTCAGCCAACTTACCTGAAATAGAATATGACAACAGAGAACTTATTACCCCCTGACAACCCCATCGACATCAGTATTTTATTGCCCACTCGTGGCAGACCAAAACCGCTAGAACAATGCTTGCGCACTCTACTTGACCGGGCCAAAGACCCCAGTCGAATAGAAGTGATGTTGGCATTTGATAACGACGATACTGAAAACATTGCACACTTTGTAGATGTAATACAACCTTATCTAGACGATCTTGGTGTGGAATACAGCGCCATACAGTTTGAAAGATTAGGATACATGCGACTGAACGAGTACCTTAACGAGTTGGCCAAGCACAGTCAAGGTTCTTGGTTGTTCTTTTGGAATGACGACGCTGTGATGAAAACACAGGATTGGGATCAAGTGATCAGAGACAACGGTCAAGAGTTTTACTTGTTACGTGCCGAAACCAATCACGAACATCCTTATGCTATCTTTCCTATCCTGCCAAAGAAGTGGGTGGAAATTACTGGCCATTTGAGTCCGCATCAAATCAACGATGCCTGGACCAGCCAAGTAGCTTGGATGTTGGATATTGTAAAAACAATTCCTGTGATGATACATCACGAACGCTATGACCTTACTGGCGAGAATCTTGATGAAACATTCAAAGAACGTGTCATGTTGGAAAACATGCCCGGGCAAGATCCTAGAGACTTCAATCACATCACCTGGCGCAAACGCAGGATTGACGAGACTGCTAAAATTGCAACTTATCTTGACAGTATAAGTCGCGATACCACATGGTTTAGAGATTCTATGACGGGCAAAAATCCAGACATTTGGGCCAGGATGGTGCTTCAAGATCCACACAAACGATTAAGACAATGGAAGGACAAAGCCCTTTGAGTAATGAACTACTAGACAAGATTGTGCAGTACTGGGATCGCCAGCCCTGCAACATCAACCACAGCGCCAGTGAAGTTGGCACAGAACAATTCTTTAACGAGAACAGCAAAAAAAGATATTTTGTTGAACCACATCTCAAAGACCTAGCACAGTTTCATTTGTATGCTGGCAAACGTGTGTTGGAAATTGGGTGTGGTATTGGTGCTGATGCAGCTGAGTTTGCCAAGCACGGTGCCGAATATGTTGGTATTGATCTCAGCAGTGAAAGCATTGCATTAGCTAAAAAACGGTTTGAAGTGTTGGGACTGGAAGGCACATTTGTTCAAGCCAGTGGTGATGATGTCTTGTCACACTTAGGCCTGTTTGATTTGGTCTACAGTTGTGGTGTGTTGCATCACTATCCCGACATTGATCGGGTTATTGAAAACATACACAGTTTGACAGTGGCCGGCGGCGAATTTAAGATGTTGGTGTATGCTCGTGACAGTTGGAAGTATGCCATGATACAAAAAGGTCTAGATCAATACGAAGCACAAGCCGGATGTCCTTACGCCAAAGCCTACACAAAAGAAGAAGTCTATCAGTTGCTAGAGGGCAAATTCCACATCGGACGCATTAGACAAGCGCATTGTTTCATGTATAATGTATCTAAGTACAAGCAAGGTATCTATGAACTTGAACCTTGGTTTGAAGCAATGAGCGAAGAAATGCGTCAAGCAGTTCGCGAATACTTGGGATGGCATTTACTAGTTAAAGCAACAAAAATATGAAATTAAAAGTCAGTGAACTATTTTATTCTGCACAGGGCGAAGGCCGCTTTGTTGGTGTGCCTTCGGTTTTCCTCCGAACCTTTGGATGTAATTTTACATGTTCAGGGTTTGGATGTGCTCCGGGCGTTAAATCAACTGAAGCTGACGAAGTGGCAAAGACCATACACCTGTACAAAGATTTTCTTGAACTACCGCTTGTGAACACCGGATGTGATAGCTATGCTTCATGGCATCCTGCATTCAAAGACTTGAGTCACACACTCACACACGACGAGCTGATTTCAAAGATGTTGGCGCTTACTCCTAACAAGCATTGGCAACAACACAATGGCAATGATGTGCATCTTGTGATCACAGGTGGTGAACCACTGTTGGGTTGGCAGCGTGGTTACGAAGAACTGCTGTCGCAAGGCAGCATGAGTGATTTGAAGAACATCACATTTGAAACCAATGGCACTCAAAAACTACAACCGGCATTTCAAACATTTTTACACGAATGGAGACGCCCTGCACTAGGCTCTATACCCACACGAGAAATTACTTTCAGTGTTAGCCCCAAGCTATCAGCATCAGGCGAATTGTGGGACGAAGCTATCAAGCCAGAGATCATAGCAGACTATCAAATGCATGGCACAGTGTATTTGAAGTTTGTGGTAGAAACACTGGCGCACTTTGAAGAAGTTGATCGTGCTGTGGCTGTATATCGTGAGGCAGGCTTCCGTGGTGTTACCTATGTAATGCCACAAGGCGGTGTGGTCACACCATACGAACGCAACCGAGTGAATGTGGCTGACTGGGCACTGGCTCGTGGTTACAACTATAGCCCAAGATTGCATGTGGATCTTTGGGGCAATGGGTGGGGAAAGTAAATGTCTGAAACGAAAAAACGCACAGTGGTAAGGATGTTTACCTATAGATTGACTGCTTGGTTGTTTACAATCTTTTGGACTTACATGTTCACAGGTAATTTAGGAAATTCAGCAGGGTTTGCCACAGCATTGCATATTCTATTGAGTGTTGATTACTACATACACGAACGTATTTGGTTAAAAATTAAATGGGGCAGAACTGATGTTTGATTGGTTTAAGAAAAAGAAAAAAGTCACCAAGCGTGATTCAACTGACGATTTAGTTGACAGCATCAAAGCTGCTGGTACAGTTACTAAGGGCCGAGCAGTTGAATCACCGCCTAAAACTCAAAAGCAACTGGCTACCGAAAAAGGTGAGCCTTATGTGGCTGTACTCAGTATGGATGTGGATCCCAACAACTTGCATCAAGGTGCATTTGAACTAGACTGGAATGAAATCTTTGTAGCACGGTTAGTCAAAGCCGGTTACATGCTAAAGCCCGCCGACAGTGATGGTGAGATTGTGGATCGGTGGTTTCAAAATGTATGTAGGCATGTTGTGATGGAAACATGGGAACAAGAACAAGCAATTAAAAATTCTGGCATGTATGTACAAAAGCGTGACCTTGGTGATGGCCGGAGTGAAATAGGATGATATTCAATCACATTAAAGACCTCAAAGCCGAAGGTAAAAAAATCGGCATCACATTCAGTCAATTTGACTTGCTACATGCAGGGCACATTGCCATGCTGGCCGAAGCAAAGAATCATTGTGATTACTTGATTGCAGGCTTGCAAACAGATGCCAGCGTTGACCGACCAGGAATTAAAAATCCTCCTGTACAAAGCATTATAGAACGTCAGATACAATTGAGTGCTTGTCGTTTTGTGGACGAAATTGTTGTGTATACCACAGAACAAGATCTAATTGACTTGATACTAACCTTGCCAATTGATGTTCGCATACTTGGTGAAGAATACAATGATACCAACTTTACCGGACGCAGCGAAGGTCATGGGCGTCAAATTGAACATGTGTTTAACAGCAGAGACCATTCATTCTCGAGCTCCAGCCTGCGCAAGCGTGTGGTAGCTGCCGAAACAGAAAAAGTGTTACTGCAAAAATGATATTGTATGTGAATGGTTGTAGCCACACATCGGCTGCTGAGGCAGTGGTGCCTGATTGTTTTGCTGTGGACGATGGCCGATATGGTATTGACCGTAGGCCTCATCCAATTAATTTAGAAGCCAGTTGGGGGCGGAATTTGAGCCGAATGCTCAACACTGAATTTTATTGTGACGCCGAAACAGCAGCCAGCAATGATCGCATATTGCGTACCACTAATAATTGGATCCATGAAAACTACGACCGCTTGTATGATACTGTGATGGTAATCCAGTGGACCACGTGGGAACGAGAAGAATGGGTGCATGAAGGCCGATACTATCAAGTCAATGCCAGTGGTGTAGACATGGTGCCACCAGAACTTGAAGCTAGATATCGTCAGTACATTTTGGATGTAAATTGGACTCAAAAAACAGATGAATGGCACAACAAGATATGGCACCTACATTGTCGGTTAAAAGATCTCAATGTGCGGCATGTTTTCTACAGTGGCAACAGTACATTCAGTGATATGCCAAATCAAAGAGATTGGCAAAATCACTACATCCAACCTTACTCAAGAGAACACAGTTGGAATGCTGTACTAAAAAACAACGGATTCGAGCACGTGAATCCCAAAAGCTATCACTTTGGAGCCAATGGCCATAGATTTTGGTCGGAATATGTGTTACAATACTTAAAGCAACACAAACTTCTGGACCGCTTTGATGAAATATCTACTGATTGATACTGCCAACATGTTTTTCCGTGCCCGCCATTCGGCGCACAGGGCCAGTGATACATGGACTAAATTGGGCTTTGCACTACATCTAACTATGATGAGTGCTAACAAGGTAGCCAGACGATTTGGTGTGGATCACGTGGTTTTCGCACTGGAAGGGCGTAGCTGGCGCAAGGACTACTACAAACCCTACAAAGCCAATCGCGCTGTGGCTCGTGGTGCCATGAGCGAAACTGAAGCAGAAGAGGACAAGTTGTTTTGGGAAACCTATGATGAACTGACTAAATACTTGTCTGAGAAAACAAATTGTAGCGTGATTCGTTGTGCAACAGCAGAAGCGGACGATATCATAGGCCGCTGGATTGCACTACACCCCCAGGACGAACATATTATTGTCAGCAGTGATTCAGACTTCGTTCAATTGGTTGCACCCAATTGTCAATTATACAATGGCATAAACGATCACCTGTTCAGTGTTGATGGCGTGACAGATGCCAAAGGCAACAAATTGAGTTTTACAATTGAAAGCAATTCAAAGATTAAAGTAGGCAAAGCTGATAAAGACTTTATGGCTCCAACTGACTATCAGAAGTGGGTGTTGTTCTTGAAATGTGTGCGCGGTGATCCTGGTGACAATGTGTTTTCGGCATATCCTGGTGCCCCTGTAAAAGGCACAAAGAATCGTGTGGGTATTACAGAAGCATTTGAAGATCGCAACAAAAAAGGCTACAATTGGAACAATCTCATGTTGCAACGTTGGTCAGATCACGAAGAAAAAGAACACAAGGTTCTTGACGACTACGAACGCAATGTCACACTAATTGATCTCACAGCACAACCACAAGACATCAAAGATGTAGTAGACACAGTAATCTGTGAACAAATTAGTAACAAAGACATAGGCATGGTAGGCGCACATTTTCTCAAGTTCTGTGGCAAGTATGAACTTACCAAGCTAAGTGATCAAGCAGAGCCAATTGGCCGTTGGCTGAATCAAACGTACAAGGGCGCACTCAGTGACTAATTGGCCTGTGTATACACAGTTGGTGCAACAGAATTATGCCATGATTGATGGATATCATACTTTGGGTATGATCGAATACTACTGTCCAGAAATCAAATTAATTCCATTGGTTGATTGTACTAAACATTCTATCAATGATACCAATTTTGACTGGCTTAAATTTAGTATTGATACTGCTTTAGCAAACAATAAAAAAGTTGCTATTATTGTATATGATGAAGACTGGATGTGGCCGCACAATCAGTCCTTGTTTGATTTGTTAAACAGCTATGTTAATGATTCAGTTTGGTGGGTTACGCAAATTGACCGATTGGAAGAATGGCATGACTATCGCGGTCTTAGTATAAAATGTATTGAGATACCGTGGCTTGCGCTCAACGATTGTATAGCATACACAGAACTACACAAACCACCGGCACTAGACACATCAACGAATCACAACTATTTGTGCATGTTAGGAAGATATGAACCGCACAAGTATGATCTAGGACAAAAACTCTGCACAGAAGATTTGTTGCAATATGGCATGATAACTGTTGCATATCCAAAAGATTACCCCAAGGCGCATTACGCCTGGTCAACTACTAATCCAGTCACGCTATATCCAAAATTAAATAATGCCAATGGAAAAACACAAGCAAATACACAATACGGCAATACATGGGCTAGTGGTAACGTTGAGAACTGGTTGGATCTTGAACCAGCATTTGTTAATGTTCCATTGATGATCAATCCTGATTCAGGCTTTGGTATATTCCAACTGAACGACAAGCATGTTTGGCCGCCACTATTGGGCAAACTATTTTTAATCTACGGTCGTCAGTATGTAATGAGCAGTATACAAAGATTTTATGATATAGATATTAGACGCTATGCAAACTTAGAGTTTGATGATGTGTTAGACCACACACAGCGACTTGAGGCAATGATTGAGTTGAATCGAGATTTGATCAAAAATTGCAAAGACATTTATCAAGAACTAAAGCCCGAACTAGAGCAAGCAAGATGGCAACTAGGTCCAAACTTGTATAAGTTTGTGACTTCACAGTTAGACAAAATTAATTAAGGAGCATTAAAATGATCGTAGCTAAACCAGTGATTGATAATCAATACTGGATCCTCAAACAAAACAATCAAAAGATTGGCAACATTGAAGCCAGTGCAGATGGTTATGTAGTTAAGATTCAAAATCAAGTATCCAACTACAAAACCATGCCCATGGTTAGAGAAGTGATTGA